CTTGGTGGAGCTGGCGGCTATCAAGTACGAGTGGTAAGAGGTTAATTATGGCAAAAATTGATGATGTATTTGGAAATGTACCTGCAAGTATTCTTAGTAGTTGGGGTCAAACATTAACTTTTGTTAAAACCACAACTCCAAGAACATACAATCCAACAACAGGAGCTGTTACTGGAGCAGATACAAACGTAAGTGTTAAAGGAGTTATTACACAAATTAATTCAAGTGAAGATGATGGGTTATATCAAACGACTGACTTAAAAGTTGTTATTGGAGCAAATGAATTAGGAGATTATTACCCAACAGAAGCAGATCGTATTCAATATCCACAAGCAGGATCTACTAAGGAAGGGAAAATTATTAATATTCAAACAGCAAGAGGAGATAAGCCTATATTTCATACATTGATCGTGAGGCCGCAATAATGCTTGAAAAACTTAATGGGTTTGGTCAATTAGCTAAAGATTTAGATCGTATAGTTCCTTCTTTATTATTTGGTGGCCCAGTTAATACAGCAGTTCAAATCGTAACTGATTTACAAGATAAAGGGCCATCATGGTCAGGAAAATTTTCTAATTCATGGGTAATTAAAACACCTTCTAAAACTTTTACTTCTCCTAGCCCTGGTCAAGGAGGAGAACCAAGAAGAATACAAAGACCGTCAGTTTCAGGTCGAGAAATTCTTTCTTCTCAATTTTTAAAAGATAGTATTATTTTTGAAATTTATAATAATTCTCCCCAAAATTTTTCAGGTGTTCCTTATAAAGCTTATGCCTTGGATGAAATAGAAGGAAGATCATATAGAAATCCTTTATGGGGTCTTGAACCTCAAACGCAAAAAGGCAGAAAAGCTGTTAAAGGAAGTAATACTGCAAACACGGGAAGAAAACGACCTGCGAAAAGGGGTGATATTGGTGGAGGAGATCCTAATTCGATGTCAAGTAGAACTGCACCACTTGATTGGTTCCCTACTTATGTTCAAGGAGGAGAAATTAATCGAGCAATTAGAATAGAAATGGATAAAGCTGTAAACGAATCAAAACGTAGAACCCAAGGACGACTTAAATGAATTATCAAAGTATTCGAGCACAAGTTGAGAACCCATTGTTAACTGCTTTTGGAGCGTTAAGTCCTGCGGTTCCTGTCTTTTTTGACAATATTACGGCTGCACCAGCCAATAGCACGACTGAATATGTGAGGGTAAATGTAACTTTTGGGTTAACAAATGATCCAACTTTAACTTCTAGTGTTGATAACGCTAGAGGAGCAATTGTCATTCGTATTTTTACCGAAAAAGGTAAAGGGCCATCAAGAAATCAAACATTATTAACTACTGCGGTAGATGTTTTAGAGACATTAAATAATGGAACAAAAGGAACGACTGGAACGTATTTTAAGGTTGGAGCAATTAATGGGCCTAGTTTTTCAACGACTGAAACTCCCCCTCTGTTTATGGGAAGAATAGACACTTCTTACGTTGCCACGGTTTTGAGCTAATCTATAGGAAAATTTCTACAGCAGCCTCATGGCCGTTACATGTTTATCTGGCACATCAGGTGCTCTCTATTACAAACCAGCAGGGACAACAGGAACTTTTGGTACTGGTGATGTAACCATTGGTACTGAGACAATGGTTGTTGAAACTTATTTGAATCTTAAGGTTGGAGATCCAGTTAAGTTTAGTGTTGTTGATTCTTCTACAGGTGGATCAGGAACAGGAACTTTACCTGCTGGATTAAGTGCTGGTACAACTTATTACGTTATTACTTACACAGCAGCAACAGGAGCATTAATTGTATCGGCATCTGCTGGTGGTTCTGCTGTAAACCTAACTGATGTTGGAACAGCAGCAGCTCCTAATGAATTTCAAGTTGCTTACGCTGCTTTTGAATCTGTCAGTCAAGTCAGAGAATGGAGTTTTGAAATTGAAAGAGCTGAAATTGATGTAACTACTATTGGTGCTGATCCTGGTCAGTATGTTCCATTTAGAAACTACATTGCTGGTTTTGGTGATGGTTCAGGTAGTGCAACTGCTTACATGACAAATGAAGATGCAGCTTTATCTAACAGAATGATTGAAGATGTTCTTCAGCGTCAGCAAGTAGGAGCTGGATTTAAGC